TAGCAAATTTAATTTCTGTAAATGAAGTCCAAATAATATCGCCAACTTTGCTTGTGGTGGTAAAATCTTCGGTGACTCTTATTACGCGAATATCAACCGGCAGGGTGCCTGTGATGGGTATTTTTATCTCACGTTGATAAAGGTCAGTTGTGCGACCGTTGAAACTGTCGAAAACAACGCGGTTGAACGCACCACCGTTGTAAGCAACTTCAATGGCAAAATCAACAGCGACCCCGTAAATGTCTCCATTATTAAAAAACTCTTGCAGTTGAGGGGATGACAAGGTAACGCGAACAGCGTCAACACCTGCAGTGTTGATTGTCCGTGTTACGGGAGTAGCTTGCTCAACCTTGACGCCTACTGCTGTTTCAGATTGAATGTTCTCAGCTAAGTTAATGCGATCTTGTGATTGCAAACCGTAACGCGGAAAAATCTCTACGTTTTGAAAGTTGTAATCGCTATCTAATGGCGCCAGTGGGTTTGCGTTGGCGCGAAGGATAGGGGTATCATCTAAAAATACATCCTTTAGCAGTGCAATGTTATACGCAGTCGTGCCTCTTGTGTAATCTTTTGCGTTAGGAAAACCTTCTATTTCGCCTTCGCATAACAGGTCAATGATCTCAGCATATTGAACTGAATCAAGGTTGTCTGGCGTCGTAGACGGCGTATAAGCAGATTTAGAGCCACCTTTAGCCATTACGCTGCAACCTCAACCTTGTCGGTGCTGATGCCAGCCGATATAACGATACTGCCGACAATCATTTCGCCGTAGACGATTGGAACTGGGACGCCTTGCCGCGATACGTTTTGAACACCGCTAAACGAATACGACTTGCGCGGATCATCTTCAGCGCCACCTATTTTTGGTATAGGTGTCAACAACTCTGCAATGCCGCCAATTGCGAGGCTTGCGCCGTAGACGAACACCGCGCTGTTCAACGCCACTCCAAACGCCACAAGCGGCACAAACAACGCCAGGGCAATCAACGCAACGCCTGCAATAATCCGCCCCGCTGCACCAGCGCCAGCCATTACAGGAATAATTGAAATGGTTTCTTGTTGACCTATAGGCAAATGCAGCTCATCAGGTGCAGATCCTAGCTCCAATGCTCTGTCACTTACCTGCACCTTGTAATATTGATCCGCCATGTGACGCTCAAGTGCAGGGAAATTTGCTATCAAAAACCGCACTGCCTCAGCAGGATTTGCTACGTCAGCCTTAAAAACGCGCCTTTTAAGAAAAGTCGCCATTGGTCCGTAAACTTTGATGGTGCGTAGCATGTCAATTCATCCTACTGCTGTGGCGCAAGCAACGCCCAGTTGCCTTCTGATAATAGCCACCAAAGACATCGCGGCTGCTAAGTCGCCCCGTTAGGTGGTGCAGCATCAGCTGGTCGTCTAGATACACGCCGCAATGGCTAAGCCCACCAGTGCCTACTGCCATCAGCAATAGGTCGCCACGCTGCAATGTTTCGACACCAACCTCAACAAAACCAGTGTCTGCCCAGCAGCCGTCAAATAAAGGTTGCTCGTTGAACTGCTCCAATGACGGTGGCCGCTGCCAGTCGCGTAATTTTAAGTCCCATTCTTCAAGATACCAGTCCCGAGCGAGGGTCCAGCAGTCAGTAACGCCCCATACCCATTCACGCCCGATTAGCGGTGCTTTGTAGTTCGTAGGCTTGATCTCAGTCCAGGCGTCAACGTGCGGGCTGTAGATGTGCCATGGCAACCCATTGCGTTCACATGCCACCAAATCAGCTTGACTTGCCTGTGGCCCGCTAAATGGATGGCTGTGAACGACTGCGATGATCTCACCAGCATCCTCCGCTGCTGCCCAATCAAGTGGGTCAAGCACAAAAAAATCTTTATCTACCGCTAAATTCTGGCAAGGCCAGTAATGCTCACGGCCTTTGATAACAACAACCAATCCACATGCTTCACGGCTTACATCGAGCGCCAGGTGTTCGCCAGCTTTAATGCGCCACATCAGTCAAACCTCTGGCCGACACCAGGGAAACCACCAAACGGCAAGTCAGCATTGTCCCCAAATCTGACTTCGCAGCTACTAAGCCTTTTCCCGCAAACATCAACAAACCCAGGCAGGTTGCTTGCTATTTCTGGCTCAACGTTGGTAAAATAACCTGCGTTCCAAATTGCAACGCTGCTTGAATCATATTGAACTAAGTTGCCATCATCTTGCATGATCAACGAACCAGCATCGCTTAATACGCCATTGATACGGTACTGGCGACCAACCGGCGAGACAATGCCATCTGGATGGTTGCGGAACGGGTTGGCAGCACTGGTCACTAGCAACAAATCTAGAAACTCATCTAAATACCATTTGCCGGTGCTAGAGACGTAAGTGGCGCTATTAAGTGCCCATGTTTCTGCTTGGCCGCTGTAATGGCCCACCGGAAGACCTATGTTAGCCGTGCCATTGAAATTAAAAACAACCGTGCGGTTGCCTGACGTGAAGGTATAATTAACGTTCTTAGTTTGCCCTGACTGATCATCTGCACTGCCAAGAATTTCCCATAGGAGTGCGGATTGGCGGTTGTCACCAGTTTCTGAGCGTACTGTTGGCTCAACTAGATTTGAATACTCATTGTCCCAGAGTTTTGTGGCGCCTTGATAAATTTGCAGTGTGCCGTAATCACTAAGCGAAAGCTCGGTCGTCGGAAAAACAAGCGTAGCAGGTTCTACGCCTGGCTCCCCTGTGGCTGTATTCCACAAAGGCTCACTGGTTGTTGAGGCTACAACAGTTTTGGTTGGCTCAGCATTAAAGCCATTAGAGCTGCGCCATAAAACAGCGTTGTTTATGTCTACCAGTTGCAGAACGCCTTTGCCTGTTAGTTGCCATTTATGACCAAGCCATTGACCGTACTGGCCTTTATTTAACCACCACACAGCAGTGTCGCTTATGTCATATAAGACAAGGTTGCCGTCGGCCTGAAAGTAAGCGTAATGAGCTGCCGTGTTATAGGTGCCAGTATTCCAAACTTCAATATTATAGTTTTCGCTAGCTGGACCAGTAGCAAGATTTGTACCTTTGCTGTACAGCACAAGGTTTCCATCGTTTTGCATTTTTAGCCGATACCAGCCATTCGGGGAAAATATTTCTTCGCCCTTTTGCAATTTGCTAGTTGACAGGTTGGCGCAAAGAATTTCACCTGTGCCGGTTGAAAAATTATCTGCTGGAACTTGCGAGGATGAACTTGCACCAGTACCGTAGATAACAAGGTTGCCGTCATTTTGCAGTTGTAGCTTCTTGCCCGCGTATTGTGGATAGCTGCCCTTATTAGATTGATAAACCGCAACATTTCCCGCAGTGTATAGAGCAAGATTGCCGTCCGTTTGAAAATGCGCGTAAGTTGCGCCGCTGCCATCAGTCCCAGTGCTCCAAACAGCAATGTTGTAATTTTCAACGGCTGGCCCCGTAGGAATTGTTCCCTTGCTATAAAGCACAAGGTTGCCATCGCTTTGCATTTTTAATCTGTAATATCCGTTCGGGGAAAATATTTCTTGCCCGTGCGTCAATTTGCTTGCGGACGTGCTGCCAGCCTCAATAATGCCTGCTGTCCCTGTAGTAAAATCAGCCGCAGGCGTTGAACTTGTCGGGAGCTGACCGCTGCCTGAATCCCAAATTGCAGCCCCATCCGAATATCGGTATAAAACCAAATTGCCGTCTTCTTGAAAGATCGCTCTAGATGGCTGGCCGTTTGCCTCCGCAAACCAAACTGCAACATTAGCCTTGTTGTACACAACAAGATTGCCATCTCGCTGCATAAGCATTTGATACCAGCCGTTAGATGAAGTTAAAGACTCTCCAGGCCAGACTTCACGGGTACGGGGCGCAGCAGTGGATAAAACAGAAGATGTACCAGCAGCAAAATTTGTTGCCGCGACTGTTGGCAAGGATGCCTCGTCGCCAGTAGGATACTCGTCAGGCAATAATTTGACAAACGTGGTGCCGTCAATGCTGGCTACGTTTTGTGTGTTTGAGTTCCAAGTGGCGCGGTTAAAGGCATCGTAAATAACAAGGTTGCCGTCTTCTTGATACCTAAATACAGACGCTCCTTTGTCGTATGTTAATGTGCTCCAAACGGCTTTCAATGCTTTGTTGTAAACGACTAAATTGCCGTCTGCTTGCATGATTAGCTTGTACCAGCGGTTAGACGAAATTAAAAAGTCACCAACGTTAAGCTCATCGCCTGCGGCCATGCTGCTTGTGCCAGCAGGGAAATCGGTAGCCGCAACCAAGTTAGCCGGTTCGTCAAGTTCATCGAAAACGTTTGCCCCTGTGTAGCCGCACTCTGGGCCTCTATATTTCCATTGGCAAATACTGCTAATGCACTGCCGCCCAGGCAGGCTGACATTAACCAAATCAATAGCTGCTGCAAGCTCAAATTCTATTAAGTCACGGTTTTCGGAAACCTTGCGATCAATTTTGTAAATTTCCCTTGGGGCTTCTGCTGTTGGATCGGGGCTGCCAAATGGGTTCTGGTTGTTTTCAAAGTTAACTGCATCTAGGTAACGAGCGCAAGTACGGATGCGGGTTACAGTTGCGCCAATTAAATCGTTGCCGGGTGTGACCGCGTTTACGTTTAACAATACTGCTGTAATTGAACTAAATAAGTTTGCAACACGCAACGTAGGGCGCGGCATTTGTTTGCCATTAAATTCAAACCCGTCCGCTTCAATAGGGAATTTAGAGTACGCATTGCCGTTCCATATGATGTCACCATTCGCTTGGCGCATGTTAACGCCAGAATGAAAGCGATATATTTCTTCGCTGCCATGCAATTCAAGAGTTGTCTGCAACTCAAACAATTCAATTATTGCTGATGGGGACAGCAACTGCAACTCGGATACAATGCTTGTCATAAGTCCACTACCTCCCGGAATGTAGCGTCAACCGTCCATCTATCGTACACCACGATAGTCGATGTCCATTCTTGGCATATAAATGTACTGACGACCCCATCAGGTGTCGGCCAGTTGAAGCGTTGTGATCCGCCTCGCGCTTCAAGAAAGCCTGTGATCTGTGTCTTTTCAGAGGTTGTGATGTTAGTAAAGCTAAGGTTCCAGACCTTTAAGTCTGTTGCTAGCCCATACGACAGTCGTTGCTCGTAGCCATCACCAAAGCGCACTGACCGCACCGTCGGCTTGCTGGTTTGCCGTGAGCCATAGTCAGGCACCCAAATAAACGAAGTGGCAGCCATGTTAAATCTCCAGTGTAATAGTGCCTGTGCTTACAAAGCTACAGCTAATTGTTATGACATCATCTCTGCTTGCTCCGTAGCTTGCGCCGCTGATAATACCGTTAAAGACAATTTTTTTATTAGACGCTTGGTTTAGGTATAGCTCAAACAAAGCTGTTCCGCTGTCTGCAGATGTGTTAATAGCTTCGATTAAAGCGTTATTGTTTCCGTCGTAAAGCAAATCTATGCTCCCCTGTGCAGAAACAAGACCTCCTACATTTTTCTGCGCGGTATCGCCTTGTGCGGTTCTTTCAAGTATTTGCTTTGTAATGTCGATGCTCCAGGCTGTTACGGCGGTAACACTTACGGGTACGTTACCTGTAGAGACAAATTTTACTGTGCCTTCATAACCTTGATAGTAAGTCGTCATGCCAGTAATCCCCCTGGACGCTTTTGCTTAATCAGCTCTGATTGTACGGCAGCACTGATTGCATTGCCTAGTGCTTTGGCTTGCCCTGCGTCTCCTTCTACGCTGCTGCCTTTAGCATCGACGTTTACGACCACGTTAGTGCTGCCACCACCCATCTTATCGTTAGCGACGATGGTGCCACTGCGGCCTGGTACAAACAGCTCAGGGCCACGCTCGCCCACCATGTAGGTCTGGCCGCTGGACACGGGGCCACCGTTGGCGCGGGCCTTAAATGCGCCAGAGAAGTTTGTTGTGTTTCCGATGGCAGGGATACCAGCATCAAACGTTCCTCCGAAACCTGCTGCATTACCAGCAAAACCACCACCGCCCGGCAGCACACCGAGTACGGCATTCAGGA